GAATGGGGTTCAAGAGGTCGTGGGTTCGAATCCCGCCAGCCCGAGTCTCGGTTTTCTTTGAGGACTCCTGACCCATGACAGGAGGTTTGGGAGAGGTGGAAACAGCCGGAAATACACGGAACTACCCTGTTACAGGCTGAATTTCACGCGATGTGTGAGGTTTGGGAGAAACAGGGCCTAGACCCCAAATATGACAGAGGTTCGCTACAACTTTAGCGCGACCTCCCTAGGTCATGCAGGATCGGAGAATCTTCCCTGCAGGCATGATGCAGGAGGCTTTTCATTCTTGTGAGGACTGGTTAAAACGCTCTCATGACTTCCCCCACCACACCTTATTGCGAGCGGAGGCGCGGGAATGATGATTCCTGAGTTGGGAAAGTGCCCAGGAGGCCGCCGGGCAGTGGATCGGTGAACAGCACCTCGGGAGGAATCTTGCTGGCAAGGTTATTGATCTGAGCCGAGTACCCCTACCCCATGAGGGGCTGTTCCGAAAGATGGTCCTGAACGCCATCGAGCGGAAGCTTCGGAAACGGGGAGCCCGCAATATCAGTCTGCCTCCGGAGGAGTGATCACGAGCTCCTTGTAGGTTTTCCCGTTGGTCTGGTCGATCCCCTTGGCGCGTTCGATGGCCTTGATCTTGCAGTCTGAAAAGACGCGCCGGATGTCAGGGGCATCGTTGAGCGTCACCATCCATGATCCCTTCAGCCGGTCGAGCCGCTCGCGGAATCTCTGGACGTCGGAGACCTTCCAGGCGGCATAGACCCCGGCATCACAGGCAGTGTAGGGAGGATCGCAGAAGAAGAAAGTCTCAGGCCGGTCATAGACATCGAGGCAGCGCTCCCAGTCGAGGTTTTCGACCGTTACCTTATCGAGCCGCAGATTGAGCTGCCGGATCTGCTCAAGCCGGGCGTTCCTAGATCCAGAGGCCGCCCCACCTGATGCAGCGGATGTACCGAAGGAGGAGAGTGAAGCCCGCCGGAAGCAGTTCCGGTTCCGATACCACCATCGGGCTGCTCTTTGAATGTCGGTGAGTCCTGGCTGCTGAATAAATTCAGAGAATTCCTTCCGTGAATTCAGGACGAATTCCAGTTCTGTTAGCAGCGAGTCCGAGTGGAATCGCACGCAGCAGTAGAAGCTCACCAGATCCCCGTTCAGATCATTGACCACCTCGATTGAGGAGCGCTTCTTGGCTAGGAGCACCGCGAGGCCACCGGCGAATGGTTCCACATAGCAGGTATGCTTGGGAATCAGCGGAAGGATATGTTGGAGGAGGCGCGTCTTTCCGCCTGGCCAGACGACGGCTGGTTTCGTGTACGTGGGAGCAAGTAGGGATGAGGTCATGCGGGACACTCTAGCGCATCCTGATTGGATCGTTCCGCGAGAGCTTTTTGCAGCTTCTTCATGGCGCTTTTTTCGATCCGGTGGATCGTCGACTTCGAGCAGCCGCACCATGCGGCGATCTCCGCGTGGGAAAGGGCGACACCGAGGCGCGCTCGGCGGGAGAGAAGAGCCAGACCTAGGTCGATCTGGCGGGTCAGGTCTTGGAGTTACCGCGCCTCACCGCTTTTTAAATTCGCAGCTAAATCAAGTTTTTGAGTCACCCACTCGGAGAGTTTCTTTTTTTCGGCGACGGCTGCGCGAACGTACGTGGCTTTTTGCTCGCGTGTGACGCGCATGTGGAGGTGCGACGATGCCAGCTCACCCCCCGACTTTGGGGGGCGGCCACGTTGGAGAAATTGGTTGTCGGGTGTCATTTGTTGCGAGCGTTGATGATGGCTGTCCTAAGCGGATCTCTCACCCATGCTGCGCACGGACCGATAGCCCAGCACCCACTCGATGTTTTGACTACTCCTGTTGCGTCTCCCGTCCCTGCGATGTGATTAGCAATGGCATCGGCCTGTTCCGCGCTCATCGGGGCGAGTTGTGAGATACGATCTCCAATTTTTTCTCGCGCTTTGATGCGGATGGTCTTTGGGATTTTGTCTCGGTCGATGGCAGCGCACCGGGAGTCACCTTCGCCGTGCGGCACAAAATCCGCAATTTTGAGATGCATCTCCCACCCTCCGGACGTGCTTACATGTGATTTTGGCGAGACGATCCAAACTGCATTGACCTGCCACCCCTCATCAAGGGTGGCGCGGATGATTTGTAACGGGGTCATGATTAGAGTGTCTTGATGGCGGCCTGTAGCTCGGCGAGTGAGTAACCACGGGCAATGCATGCTTTGTTGGCTGCTTGGACGTTGGTCGCTGTCCATCCTTGGGATTTTGCCCAAGCTCGCTCGGCCTCGATCCCCTCACGGGTTGCAAGTGGACTCTCTTTGGAGCGTGCAATATGCAGGAGCTGGCTAAGTTCGGATAGACGGGACTCGTGCGGGTTGTAACCGTCAGGACGGCCCTCGTTATAGAGGCTGTTGTGATTGTCGCGCTTGATAGCGACGGCCTGCATTTCGGCGATGATGTTTTCGGAGGTCATTGTATCGTTTTTTTTCGTTGTTCCGAGTGGCCCCCGGCGGCAGAGAGTAGATTTACTTTCTGGGGACATTCTTGACCGACTCGCCTATATTGTCAACACATAAATAAAAAATCAGCAGGCAAAAAGCATCCCCTGACCACCATGTACCTCGCGGAGGTCGGCGCGTTTTCCGGTGAGACAGTTGTGACGTGAGATCCTCCAGTGGCGGACCTTCTTCAGCTCCGCGATACCATGCTGGCGGAGGCGGTTTTCGATCTTCTTCCAGTCGCTTTCTTGGAGGTGTCGATGATGGATGAATCCATGCGCTCCCTCCGAGGTGGAGGAGACGGCGAAGTCATCTAGGAGGCCGCTCTTGCCCTCCTTCGCGCGGAGATCCCGATCACAGAGCTCGAAGCGCTCGCAGATCTCCTTCGTGCAGACAAATCCCCCGCGCTCCAGCAGGAAGAGCTCGATGCGGAGCGCGAGATCCATCGTGGGAAAAAGTGAAAGGTGAAAAGTGAAAGGTTAAAACGGGCACTCAGCTAGTGCCATGGATGGCTTGGCTTCCTGAGCTTCCTTGGCAACGTGGCGCGAGGAACGATTGCGGACCGTCTTGACGAACTTCTCCAGATCCTCGGTGGCAAGTTCTTCCCAGCAGCCGAGCCCATAGATGTCGCGAGCGAGGAGCTTCAGGTACTCAGGAGCGAGATTTCCACGGCGTGCATCGTCATTGATGCGCCAGATCAGGCGCTCGCGTTCACGATCACGCTTGTCGATGTGCCCGGTGATCGAGGCGCAGAACTTCAGGTAGGCATCGAGGTCCTTATTGCCGAACTCCTTCATACTGGCTGGGCATCCGGCCTCCTTGTGGAGAGCGTAGCGGCGAGCCGAGTCACTGTTTTTCCACCCCATGAACTCACAGACAGTGGCCCACTGCCGCCAGTAGAGAGTTGTCTGTTTAGGTGTCACTCGGACCCTCCATTGAGTTTGCGGCGGAGCTCGGCGAATCCCTGGGAGATTTCCTCCGGGGTTGCGGTCTCCTGCTCGGGGGCAATTGTTGCGGCAGATATGGCCGTGATGGCGATGGCGCGCTCCTTGATCCGTCGGAGGCGGCGGTTGCTACGGAAGAGGAGGACCATATCGCGGAATCCCTCCGGGTTGCGCAGGATCGCCGAGGGACGAAGGGACCATCCCGCCTTCCCGTCATTCTTCTCCCGGCGCATCTCGCGGACAGCGCCCTCGATATCCTCGACCGAGAAGGGGCCACTATCATGCTCCGAGAGTGGAGCCATCTCCTGCAAGAACTCCCACCACATCCGCTCATCCCCCATGGACGGGCGGAGTGCAGGGAGATTGCAGGCGGAGTGCAGCGCCTTGTGGAACGAGGCTACAGATTCTTTAGTGATCGGGTTCATTTGTAGGGAGTGATGCAGATGGTGAAACGGGTGCGGTTGTTCTTAGCGCCCAGCGCCAGGGAGTCGCAGCGCAGCGCAGCCCTGCGCAGGTCGCCATAGGTCTCCACAGCGATCGTCTCCACTCCGAACCAATGACGGCGGTGCCTTAGGATTACGTAAGCGCTCATGCGGATTACACCTTGTAGAGGAACGATTGACGTCCCAGCGTGTGCGTTGTCTCACGGCTCTGGGAGCGGATCTTTAGCACCCTATGCAGGATCAGGAGCAGGCAGATGAGAAACGGCAGGATAAAGACAAAGACGGCAATGCAGATCATGCGGTCTCCTTTGCAGTGATGACCTGCTTGCTCTCCGTGGCTGTGGTGGACGGCTCCACGAAGAAGGTCTCCTCCTGATCGACTCGCACGCCGATCTCACGCAGCTCGGAGGTGGAGATATTCTTGGAGGTGAAGGCTGAGATGAGCCCTTCCTTGTCGGCCTCCTCCTTCACGCGGATGAAGGCCCTTCCCCACTTCACGGAGCTGAGCATGTGCAGGACGCGCGCGAAGGTGAATCCCGAGAGCGTCTTGAGCTTTGGCATCCCCGTGCGGAATCCGATGACTCCCTGGGAGAACTCCAGCGACTTCTTCTTGCCGAACTCCTCGGGGTTAGCGAGTGCCCAGTCACGGACCTGCTCGGTGAGTGCGTCGATCCGTGCGGAGAGATTGCCTAGGGTGGTCTCATAGCGGGAGCGGGCGGCGGCGAGTTCGGTGTCGAGGTCGGCGGTGAGGCCATTATGCTTGATCGTCAGCTCGGTGATCTGACTGACCATTTGCTCTGCTTCATCACGGGTGACGACGGCGGGGAGAGCGGAGGTTTTGAGGCGGGTTTTTTTCATGATTTGTTTTTGGTGTTGTTTTTTGGTTTTTTAAGGGAGGAGGTAAGACCGCTCGCTTGCAGGGCGATCTGGGCTTGTGCTGCCGCATTGCGGCAGTCGTAGCAGAGCTTGCCTAGCTCCGGATCCTGCAGGTCCGTTTGAGTTGGCGAGTCGCAGAGGCAACAGATGGGGATCTCGTGGGTTAGCGTCTCAGGCATGGTTTTCGGTGGTTGATTTCAGGATGGGGCGGTCTTTGCCGGTGCCCTTGCAGTCGTTGCAGGTGAGGCCGTGGACGATCCCGGCCCGGTCCGTCCAGACATACAGACCCTTCCCAGCGCAGGAGGTGCAGCGCTTGGGTTGCTTGGGATGCTTGCTCATGCGGCCTCCTTCTGTGGTGCTCTCCAGGAGGCGACCCACGTTCCCCTGTCGGTCTGATCAAGCTTCAGATCGACCGGAGTGTAGTCGTAGATCTTCTCGATCAGCCGTTGGACGAGATAGAAGCGTGAGCTATCATAGGACGCGCTTGCCTTGTAGCCGCAGGATCTGGCCGTCCATATTCCCATCGATTCGCTGATGGTGATGATTAGAGATTCCATGATCGTCTTACTCCCAGGAGGCCTCCGGTTGGGCGTTGGACTTAATGAGAAGGTCGGCAGAGACGAAGTGATCCCAGGAGATCTCCTCCTCGCGTTTGTCAGCGAGCTTGTGCGCGTAGCGGATACGCTCAGTGATGGCTAGGAGCCCCTCGACGCGGGCGAGTTGCTTGAGCAGATCGTAGGGCTTCTCCGTGAATCCTTGCACCACCACCTCGGCCTTCTTGGTGGGAAAGTCGAGTCCGTTGCGGTGGAGGATCTTCTCCAGATCCCCCTTGGTCGGCATCGAGGGGAGTATCAGCTTATGGACACCGCGTCGGACCAGCTGCTCCATCTCGGTGTGCTGTCCCCCCTTGATCTTTTCCATGAGGAGCTGCGTGCCGCAGAGCGCGATGCCAGCGCCAGTCTCATCATGGATCTCGCGGATGACTTCGAGGCAGGCGAAGAAGCTCCCGATGCGGTAGGTATACATGAGCAGGTGGAGCTCGTCGAAGATGAGCAGCATCTCGGGAGAGATCGCACGCTTGATGTAGTCGATGAGCTGGGCCGTGTTCCCCTTGTCGGAGACACCGACCTGTGAGGCGATCCGCTTGACCATCCCACCGAGACCGCTGGCAGCCTTCATGCGGATGTAGGGAGTGCCGCCGTGGTTGTTGTTGACCGCGTAGTTCTCCAGCGCCCATGTCTTGCCGATATGGGAGGGGCCGATGATGTAGGAGACCGTCTTAGACTCACGGGCGAGATCGAGGACTGTCCAGATCCGCTGCGCCGTCGGAGTGAGCACGAATTCCTCCCGTCCCTGAAAGCGTTTTTTCTGACGGGCGAGGAACTCGCGAGCTCCCTTGGCCATCTTCTCGGGGACATCGAGGCGCTTGCCGTCGGGGCCGGTGTACTTGCCCTGATAGATACGGGCTACCGTCGTCTTATCATAGCCCACGGCGGCGGCGAACTCCGGCAGCGTCACGGGGTGCCGTGGATCGATCGACCAGAGGAAGGAGTCAATGAGCAGCTTCTTGCGATCGACTGAGCAGTGATGCATGTTCGCACGCACGTCATGGAGCGAGAAGTTCCACGAGGCGCGGACATTGTTGCCCGTGTTATGTGCTAGCTGCTGCTCGGCAGGGACGATCTCACTGCCAGATTGAGAGTTGCCGTCTGGATCGATTGGGGTGGTTGGGTTGTTGATACTGATTGCGTGCATTCGGGGTGTTGCTGTGTGTTTTTTTTTGTATCTACGTGGGGGCGCAGGTGAGTGTTAGAGGAGGTCGGCAGCGCTAAAGCTGGTGGCCTCATGCGAGTCGGCCTCGGCCATGGCAAAGGAATCGGCGTGGTCGCCATCGGCATAGCTATCGGAGTCATCGAGCAGGCCAGCGGCATCGACCGAGCGCATCAGACGGACACGGGCGCGGTCCTCGCTAGTGATCGGGGCACCGGAGACCACGGCGGCGTTGTGGAGGGCGTTGGCAGCCTTCTCGCGGGCCTCCTTGAGGTGACGTGAGCGGAAGGGAGCAAGCGCCTCGGCCTCTGCCTTGGCAGCGCGACCGCAGGATTCGGCGACGGCTTGGAGATCAGCGCGATCGACCGAGTTGATGCGTGGGCAGGCCGCGACAAAGCGCCCCTTGGCATCGAAGGCCCAGATGGTGTCCGGAGCGTAGGGATTGAGGATTGTCGAGTACCTCTCCCCATCGGAGAGGATGCGTGCGTCGTATCTGAGCACATCGCCGGAGATACCTCCGTCGCGCGTCTCGATCATGCCACGTCGCACGCTGCGCTCCTCCCCCATGTCGGGGAGCAGGATGGAGGCGATAGCCTGAGGACGGAGACGGGTAAGCTGCCGCGCCCCTGGGCGGAAGATCTCATTGGGAGATTTGCGGCGCATGCCTCCGCGTCGCAGATCGGGGACATAGTGCATGTCCCACCCTTCGAGCTCATGGTCCGTGCGGTCATTGATCCGCTGGTAGATTTCCCCCGCGATGGCTTGGAACTGCTGGATCGAGAGGAGCGGCCAGCGCAGCATCTCGACGCGCTCGGGCGGCAGGAAGGCAATGGCGCGGAGCAGGGCATCATTGGCCTTGAGCAGGCCGTCGAGTTGCTCCGGGCGGTGATCGACATCCTTGCCGGTCTGGCCGGGGAGAGCGGCCATCTCGTTGTGGATGAGATTGCCGAGAGTTTCCAGAGCGGCCTTGAAGCGGAAGTTCCCCTTGGCCCGTCCGCCGTATTGGTGGGCGGCTGCGGAGGCTCCCTCCATGCCGGAGCGGGCGACTGAGATCAGGCCTCCCGACTCATCGGCGAGGAAGGCCTCCAGATCCGCGCGGATTGCGGCAGTGCCATGTTCGACGACGAGTGTGGTCCCTTGGGCGCTGTATCCGAAGCTGCCGAGGACATGGGCGAGGAGGAACCGCATATCGGCTTCCTTGAGGCCATCCATCGTCCCGTCATCGCGCATTGTGCGGACACGCATTCCCCAGGCGAACTTGTTGGCGCTGTAGAGATCCAGCGCGTGGAACTCCAGTGGGCGGCCCGATTTGCGCTGATCCAGATGGTTGACGAAGTGGTCGTGCCACATGTCATCGAAGAGGTAGTGAGAGCCCACCCAGAGGTTCGCGCGGGTCGTGTAGACTAGCTGCCGCTCGCTTGCAGCGGCGCTGCGACCGATGCGTGCGTTCTTGAGTTCGAACCGAGTCGGGATATGGCGGCTCAGATTCCGCTCCGTCCACCCGCAGGGATAACCGGTCTCAGGATTAAGTGGGGTCGCTGTTGTGACCTTGGCTAGCACGAAGTCTCGGCGCAGGGCCTTGATCGCCGTGGCGCTCGAGCGCTGATAGCGCTCGCAGTAGCGCTTGACCAGCTCCTTGTCGGCGTGAGAGAGAGAGCGTGACTCTCCGGCATTCCAGTAGCCCGGACCCATGAGTCGTCGGTCGATGAGGGCACCCCAACCCGATTTCTTGACTGCGTAGAACTTCTTGCGGATCGTCCCCTCGCTCTGAGAGATCGAGCGTGAGAGCTCGGCGATGGCCGAGGAGACGCCGCGTTCCAGCTCCAGCAGTGGCTCCAAGTGAGCTCGCCAGAATCGGTACTCCTCACGGGCTCGCGCCGGGAGGGAGGCCATATCCGAAGGGAGGATGTCGGAAGAGTTGAGGAGAGCGGAGGTCATGAGAGTCAGAGGGCTTAGAGGGATTAGAGAGTGGAGTTGGCTGGGAAGACCGAGCTGATCGGCTTCATGGAAATCGGCTCACCAGATCCTGAAATGGTTTCCCAGATCACCTGCAAAGAGGGTGGGTGATGCAGGAAGATCCCCGAGCGAAGCAGCCCGAAGGAGACGGCTGCTCCATGCACATGCACCGCGCAGCCCCATACCTCGACATACTCCTTCGAGCCATCGGGGCAGATCCCAACAGCGACCCGCTGGGCGCGGGCGATGTAGACGAGTTTCTCGGGGTATGGGTGCATGGCAGGGGTGAGGGAGAGTTACCGTGCGAGAGCTTTGAGCTTGAGGGCTATGCGCTCCGATTTCGGGATGGCGAGATGGGCTTTCACCTGGCCGATCCAGTTGCCGAAGGTATCGATGGTCCCTCGGAGCAGATCGTCGGTGAGGAATTGCCAGTCATTGTTTCCTAGGACCTTGTAGACCGCGTCGAACTTCGCGATCACCTCCGCGCGGCGCATCTCCTCGATTTCCTCGGGAGTCTTATCGAAGGCCTTCTCTAGCAGCTCCGCGCGACGCTCCGGAGTGGTTGCCACCGTCGTCTTCGGGGTGGGCTCGAATCTGTCAAGCCAGCTGCGCTGGGAGGTACCGTTGACGAATTCCCAGAGCTCCTCCTGCTTCTGCTGAAGCTTCTCGGGAAGCTTCGAGAACTCAGTGGTGGCGAGTTCAATGAAGGAGATTTTCTCTTTGATCTCGAAATCTCGTGCAACCGCCTCAGCCACATGGAGAAAGCGGTAGGCTGTCGATTTTTTAACATCAGGGGCAAACACACGGAGCCACTCAGAGACACCATCCTTGTTACCTCTGCCTCCCTTGGAAACCTGTCCAAGTGCGGACAGCTTTTGATTCAGCCACATCATCATGGCTCCGAAGCGGAGGACTTCGGTCATGCCGCCGACCGCCTTGCGGTACTGATCGGTCAGCTGAGTGCCGAATTCAGCACCCTGCTCAGCGTCGTGCAGATTGCCAGCTCCGACTACTTGTAGTGCTTGTCCGCGCTGTTCGGTTGTTGGTGCGCCTGCTGGCGAGGCGGAAAGTGTGATGGTTTTTTTCATGGTTCGGGGTTTGGGTTGGTTGTTTTGGTTTGGGTGATGGGTGAGAGGAGGGAATCGATCTCGGCGTGCTTGGATTGGATCGCGTCAAACTCCGTGTCGCTAAGCAGACCATTGCGTTCCGCCATCGCGCTGTAGATCGCTTCGATCTCCACAGAGAGCGTCTGGATGCGTTTGTCGCGTTTTCTGTCGCGTTTTTTGAGGCTCATGAGTGAGTGAGGAGGTAGCCGATGCGGGCGACGAGGATTTCCAACATGGTGACCAGCACCAGGCAGAGGGTGAGGAGCTGCCGGAGCTGTTTCTGGCGGTTCCAGTCGAGGATGAGGTCGGTCTTTTTCATGGAGGTGTGTTAGAGGGAGTTGGTGCGGCGGTTGAGGAAGGTGATGAGCTCTGCCCGTGGTATGCGGAGCATCGAGCGGCTGGCGTTGGGAGAGTTGAGATTGGCGGCCTTGAGCGCTCCGGAATCAACCAGGTTGATCCAGTGCTGAATCGAGGTGTCGAACCACATGGCCAGCCAACGCACCGTGAAGCTCTCCATCCCGGCGGGAAGGTGGTGCTGGAAGTCGAACTCCGGTGCGGTGGCGGCGTTGGTCTTCATGGCAAGCTTCATCGTCATTCCCTAGGCAGTGGCTAATGCAGTCCTCTCCAACTTTTCCTTGAGTGCAGCGCGGATGAACTTGCTGCGGTCCAGATCTTGAGAGCGGATGGCTTCATCGATCTGGAGGAGCATCTGATTGGGAACCCATCCACCAATGAACTTCGCATCCAACTTGGTAAGGGCTCCTCGTTTGAGTTTCTTTCTCATGGTTCTTGTACTTGCTTAAAACCATTTAGACCCAGTTAAACACCCCGTCAATAAAATCTTTGGAAAATTTTTTAAGGGTGTTAAAACAACTTCATGGCTAACCAACGCAGAGCAGGACAAAAGCTCATCGGCTGTCAGGCAGATGAGACTCTGATCGCCCAGATAGACGCTGCACGTGGCAGGAAGGGACGTAGTTTCTTTTTACGCGAGGCGCTCGCCGAAAAACTTAGGCAAATGGGCTATGAGGTGAGCGACGATCTTGTCTACGCCCCCGACCCGATTTGATCCGCGATTGTTGCCGAACAAGGTGGGAGCTATAACACGATGAATATCCATCAATCTACATCGCGCTCTGGCCTGCCTCGGAGCGCTGTCCAACGTGCAACGGCAGGAAAAAAGAACGCAGCAAAAAAAAAAGGATAAGACCAAATGAACTCACTCATTGCCTCGGGAAGTTTGCTGGAGGGTATCGGGGTGCTCGGCATCCTTCTCCTGATCGGCGTGGCACTTCTTTACGTTCTCTTCCCGATTGTTGTCATCTTACAGATCTGGTCCCTCAATGAAAAAGCTGAGAAACACAACAAGCTCATGAGGCAACTCCTTAAGGCCTACGGCCATGATCCCAAGGCGTGAGTTAGCGGTCTTCCTAATCGTTGTACTGCTGGGGTGTTCCTCGTTTCCTGCTAAGAAAACAGAGCAGCTCGAAGTTTATTTTTCTCCGGAGGGTGGATGTACTCAGGCCATCTGTGAGACGCTTTGCCGCGCCAAGAAAGAGATTTTTGTTCAGGCTTATTCCTTTACCTCTGCACCGATTACAAAATCCCTAATCGAGGCACATCGGCGAGGTGTGCATGTTGCGGTAATCCTAGACAAGAGCCAGCAGGGAGGGCGCTATTCAGGCGCGACTGCATTACTCAATGCAGGCATTCCAGTCTCAATTGATTCTGCTCACCGCATCGCCCATAACAAGGTCATGGTGATTGATGGCAGCACCGTCATCACGGGATCATTCAATTTCACGAAGGCAGCAGAACATTCCAATGCCGAGAATCTGCTTATAATCCGCGCCGCCAATGAGCTGGCTTCAACGTACTTGGTCAATTGGAAAGCTCATGAAAATCATTCCTCCCGGCTCCAAAGCAGAGCTTTTCCTTAATAGAGTCTAGGGTGTCAACCGACGACTAACCCCTTTTTGAGAAGCCCGGTAAAGCTTCTCTCGTGATAAACGAGTCCCCGATCTTCACAAGCTTTTACCGCACGGACGCTCCTCTTGGAGTTTGCCGAGCCTCCTTCTGCCAGCACCCGTACAAACGTGCGTTCGGGGGAACTCATCGGGTGCTGGCCTCCCTTTCCCTTTATTCGGCGGCTTGTACCCGCCTTGCCGTCACCGGACTTGCCCTCACGGTGGCGGCATCCATTCTCCTGCTCTCCGGCTGCGCTCGTCCGCTCGCATCAAACCATACGGTCCCGAGGGTCGCTCCCGTGGCCTACGCGCTTGCCTCCACTCATTCGGCGATTGGCACGACCCGGCAGGCGATCGCACGGGCAGAGCGTGCTAGCGCCGATCTCTCAGCGATCATCCCAACCGCCAACCGCGCGAGCTTCGCCGAGCTGAGTAATGCACTCGCCGAGGCAAGCAACTATGCCGCGACCGCCGAGAGTGCCGCATCGCTCACGCTGACCAATCTCGGCAGCTACTCTGCCGCTGTCACTAGTCAGAGCGTGCTACTCAATACCACCAGCGCACGCCTCGACTACCTAGAGCCTAAGTATCAGCAGTCGGTCGCTCTGCTCTGGAAGTGGCGTCTTCTCTTCCTCGGAACGATCGCACTCATCCTTGCCTTCCTCTTCCTCAAATACGGCAGCCGCATGGCCGCCACTGCCGCAGCCGTTGCCGCCAAGATTCCCTAAAGCCATAGACCAATGAACCACGAGCCAATTACCCTCTCTCGCCTCGTCAATGAGCGCGACCCCGCCTCCTCGATGCGCTTCGGATTCCTTCAGACCATCACGAGCCTCTCCATTGCGGCGCTGATCGGAGTCTGCCTGGAGTTTGACTGCACGGCCTTCTGGTCATGCCTGGGAGGCACCTTCGCCGCCGCTTTTGCCACAAAGGGGTGGCAGCGTCAAATCGAACTCTCCAAGGAGGGGGCCGCGTCATGAAGGTCCTAAGAGGTAGACGCTATCCCTGGACGGTAGAGGTGATCGGCGAGGATCTCGTCGTGCGCGGCGAGGAGGCGACGTGGTTTGGCGGAGCCGATGACCCGATGGACGATGGACGCACCGCAAGCGGCATCTCCACCATTGCCAATACCGCCTTCCTAGGCTGCGCCCTCCCCATGGATCTGAACCGCAAGAAGAATAACCCCTGCGCCGGATCACCCCTTCCGAGACTCCCCTGGTTCACGCCTGTGGTCGTCACCAATTTGAAGAATGGCAAGACACTCACCGTGAAGCTCATCGATCTCGGTCCCTCGGCACCCCCTCTGGCGACGGCGGCCATCGACCTGACGCAGGCGGCATTCAAGGCCCTCGGAGGGAAACTCATTCAAGGACGGCTTAAGGTTGATTTCCGCATTCCGGGTGGTTCCAAGCTCATCACCGGGAGGGTTGCATGATCATGGGTACTGGCATTAGCGACGCTGACTTACTCTGGCAGATCGTAAAGATCGCCATCCCGCTCGTGGGATTTGCCATCGTGCTCTGGAAGTTGGGCCGTGTGGAGACACGGAATGTCGGTCCCCAGCCCTTCATCACTAGGAAAGCTGTCGAGTATGCCCTGCACGATGACTTCCTGCGCCATACCGAGGCCAATGAGGTCCACCATCAGCGACTCGAGGAGCGCCTTGCCGCCCTAGAGCTACGACGCGAGGCCGACAAGGAGGCCATCATCTCTGCCGGGGAGGAGCGCTCGCGCGGCATCCACAAGCGCATCGACATGCTGGTCTCGGCAGTCGGACAGCTCACCGGTGAGGTGAAGCACCTCTCTATCAAATGATCACCACCGCGATTCTCCAAACCCTCTTTAACTGCTCGGGCAGTCCCCTGGCAGAATCGGTGCTCCTCACCGAAGTGCGCCTCAATCTCGGCAAGTGTGGTGAGCGCGAGTTCCAGTCGGCCCTCGCCCGTCTACGACTCGACAACTGGGCCACTTCCAAGACCGATGAACTCACCGGAGACACCCTCTGGAGCATCACTAAGAAGGGCGCTGCCCGCATCACGGGGGGACGATGAATGAGCGACTCACGCACCGACTCCTTGGCGGCGAGGCTCAAGCGGGCCTCTCTCTTCGACGAGTACTTTCTTTGGGTCTTCTCGGAGCGTCCCTCCTTCTCGGAGCGTCTGGAGTGGCTGGAGAAGCACAGCTGCAGCACCTCGGCAGGGGCAGTGCACCGGTTGCACAGGTCACCCGAGGCGGCGGTCTGGAGAGCGGCGGAGGCGGCCAAGGCGCGCAAGGCCATGGACTCCAACCTGCCCAAGGATCTGGAGGAGACCTTCCGCAAGTCGCTGCTCAACGCCCGGTTCAACGAAGTGATGGGCGAGCTCTCCCACAAGGAGATGATGGATCACTATCAGCTGGAGCTCGACAGCGCGCATCTCAAGCTCAAGGAGCGTCAGGTAGCCCTCAAGGAGAAGATCGACCCGGCGAAGCTGGCGCAGGCCGATCGCAGGATCTCGCTGCTGGAGAATGCCGCCGTGGCGGCCAAGGAGAAGCTGGCTGGGATTGTCTCCAAAGGTGGTCTCTCGCCAGAGACCTTGCAGCAGATCGAGGAGGCCGCAGGACTCCTATGATCAAGCGCCCGGCCTATGTTTCCAAGGAGTTCGCTGGGGCTTGCAAGGTCTTCCCCGAGCGCGACACCAGGCTGCTGCCGTATCAGACCAATTGGGTTCGCGACTCCTCACGCATTGCGCTGGCTGAGAAGAGCCGCCAGATCGGCTGGACCTGGGCGAGCGGCTATAAGATCGTCTCCCGCAAGGCCCTCTCCTCTGCCCGTCTCGATGCCTGGATCTCCTCGCGTGATGACATCCAAGCCCGTTTGTTCCTAGAGGATTGCAAGAACTTTGCAGGATTGCTGAACCTCGGCGCGCAGGATCTGGGGGAGAAGGTGATCGATGAGTCAGGTCACTCGGCTTACGTGCTGAGTTTTGCCAATGGCCTTCGCGCTCACTCCATGTCGAGCAATCCCGATGCTCAGGCCGGTAAGAGGGGAGATCGCGTACTGGATGAATTTGCCCTGCATCCCGATCCCCGCAAGCTCTACTCCATCGCCTATCCCGGCATCACTTGGGGTGGATCGCTCGATATCTTCTCCACCCATCGCGGCACCGCCAACTATTTCAATCAGCTCATCCAAGAGATCCGCCACAAGGGGAACCCCAAGGGGATCTCCCTGCACCGTGTGACGCTACAGGATGCCCTCGATCAGGGCTTCCTCTACAAGCTCCAGGGGAAACTTCCCCAAGACGACGAGCGCATGGGGATGGATGAGGCCGAGTACTTTAACTTTATCAAGGCCGGATGCGCGGATGAGGAGAGCTTCGCGCAGGAGTACATGTGCGTACCCTCCGATGATGCCTCAGCCTTTCTGAGCTATGACCTAATCGACGGCTGCAAGTACCAAGCCGGTGAGAAGTGGCAGATGACTCTTGCGGAGCTTGCCGCCTGCAAGGATGAACTCTACCTCGGTGGCGACATCGCTCGTGTCAAGGATCTCACCGTCTTCTGGGTCATCCGGAAGGTCGGAAGCTTCCGCCCCACGGTCCATCGGATCGCCTTTCGCAATGTCTCCTTCGAGGAGCAGGAGCGCAGCCTCTATGAGCTGCTCTCCCTACCGACTCTCCGCCGGGCCTGCTTAGATAATAGCGGTCTTGGCCGACAGTTGGTCGAGCGTGCCCAGAAACGCTTCGGCTCCTTCAAGGTCGAGGCTATCAACTTCACGGCCTCCGTGAAGGAGGAGCTAGCCTATCCCCTCCGGGCAGCCTTTGAGGACCGCACCGTCCGCATCCCCGATGACCAGACGGTGATCGCATCGCACCGGGCCATCCGCAAGGAGACCACCAAGAGCGGGAATGTGCGCTTCGTGGCCGAGCACACCGAGGCAGGCCACGCCGATGATTTCTGGGCTCATGCCCTAGCCCTCCACGCTGGCAAAGCCAACTCCACCTTCCGCGCCGATCTCATCTGATGAACTTTTTCCAGCGCTCACTCTCCATCGGACGGGATGCCATTGCCGCCGTGCGTCGCTCCTTCATGACCGACTTCACGCGTGGTCTCGATCTTGAAGGCGGCATGACCAGTGGCCTGCGCAATCCCTACCGCCACTCCGTCTGGGTGCAGTCTGCCATCGGGCTAGTTACTCAGCCGATCAAGGCGGTCGCCCTTAAGTTCTACCTCGGGGAGACCGAGTACGAGGAGGCATCTCTGGCCACCTGGTGGAGCAAGCCAGCCGAGCGGATGAGCTACGACGAGTTCCTTGACGCCACAGCAGGATGGCTGAAGCTGCGCGGAGAGTTCTTCTGGGTACTCGATGACACGTGGCTGGGGAAATCCTCCCGCCGCAGTCCCTTGCTGGTCGCCTCACCCGATAAGATGCGTCATGTCGTGGTGGGTGGAGAGCTCCTAGGATGGGTCCTCACGACCGGCTCCGGTGCTCAGATCCAACTCCTCCCCGAGCAGGTCATCCATGAGAAGCGCTGGGATCCCGATAACGAATGGCGCGGACTTGGTGAGATCGAGGCCGCCCGTCAGGCAGCAGAGACCGACTTCGTGGCCGGACGCTATGCCCGCGATACGTATGCGAACCAGGGCGAGGGAGGGGAATACATCTCCGCCAAGAATGGATCGCTGACCGACGAGCAGCGTGATCAGGTGACTACCGCCCTCCGGGCCAAGCGGGCCGCCAAGCTGCGCGGAGACTTCCGTCCGCTCTTCTTCAGTAGCGACATCGAGGTTAAGAGCCCGACCATCACCGCTCCCGACCTGGCCTTCGCGCAGAACCGTCTTCAGTCACGCCATGAAGTCTTCATCGCCTTTGGTGTCCCCGCCTCCATGGCTGACGTGCAGGCCAGCTACTCGATCGGCAGTGCCTCAGACTACTTCCGCCTGATCCACGGCACCTCGATCCCGGTGGCCGCGAAGATCGCCTCCGCCATCAACCGCCTGCTTGCCATTCAGACCGGCAAGGCGGTGGAGGCCTACTTCGATTTTGACGATCACCCGGTCATGCAGCAGGTGCGGAGTGAGCGGATTGATTCCGCCCTCAAGCTCTGGGGCATGGGGATGCCGATGAAGGAGATCAACGGCTACCTCGATATGGGATTGCCTGCCTATTCCGGATGGGAGACCGGATATCTCCCCTTCTCCGTGCAGCCGACAGGTGCTCCCCTTGCAGACCCTCAGCGTGAGCCCGGCAGCAATCCTGCAGAGCTGCTGGATGATCCAGTCTCTTTGATGATCCGCACGCTTAAGTCCGCGCCAGCGAAGAGCAAGAGCGAGAGCGAGAGCGAGTGTGGATGCTGTGACGCGAGTGGCCTGCTGGCGATCCGGGATGCCTCCGCTGAGTGGCTCGCCCAGTGGAGGGCACGGCAAGGGACGATCAAGATGTATCAGTCCAAGTTTAAGCGGGCGCTCATGGAGGCCCGCGCCGAAGTCCTCTCCCGGATCAACCGCGCTGCGAAGTCCGTGGGCACGGAGGAGAAGGCTGTCGCCAAGGCCGTCTCTGCCGACTTCAACTTCGATCTGCAGGAGTGGGAGGATGGTCTGATCGTCGAGATGAACAAGGCCGGACGCGATGCCCTGCAAACGGCAGGCCAGCAATGCTTGGCCGAGCTCGGGAAGGATGATGTCTGGAGCATGCCTCCCGCCAAGGCGATCAACTACCTCAAGAGCCGCGAGAACTTCTTCTCTGACCTCGCCGACTCCATTCACACGCAGATCATGGGCTCCCTCGAGGAGGGCCTGCGCAGCGGCGAGACCATGGAGGAGCTGGCTGGGAGGATCCGGAGTGAGTTCTCGGGGATCTCGGCCCAGCGTGCCATGCGCATCGCCTCGACTGAGACAGGGGCCGCCTATGGGGCCGCACGTCAGGAGGCTCTCTCCCAGTCTGGTGTGAGTTATAAGAAATGGCTATCGAGCGGCAATGCCTCCGTGCGCCCCAGCCACCACATGGCTAGCGGCCAGATCGTCAAGGTGAGTGAGCCCTTTGTAGTCGGCGGAGCGAGCCTCCTGCATCCCGGCGACGGAAGCCTCGGAGCACCCGCCCAGGAGATCATCAACTGCCACTGCGTGGCGATCGCCACCAAGGAGGCTCCCCAGTCATGAGCTACTCATCTCTCCGATCCTTGCGGACCGCCAAAATCGCCGCCGCGCCCCGCGCCAAAAAAAGCCCGATTTTGCACGCCTTCGCCCCATTGACCCGTTTTGCCGAAGTGATGGGGCTTAGCGGGGCTTTGCAGCGTTTGCAGCGCGGGTCTCGCCCCGAACTCACGAGCCGATCCATCCAATAAGCATCAATTCCGCAACTTTTCCCCAAAAAAACCACCATTCCATGAAGCAACTCCGCCGCACCATCCACCCCGAGATCAAGGTTCTCGATTCTGCCACCGGGCTTGTCGAGTATGTCGCTAGCGACGAGACGCTCGACCACTACCGCGAGATCATCCGCGCCGATGGCTGGAGGTTTAACTTCTTCAAGAAGAACTCCCCCTTCGTCGATAGCCACGACACCTCCACGATCGAGAAGCTCCTGGGCAGCGTCGTCGACTTCCGGGTCGAGGGTCGCCAGCTGGTGGAGACCGTGAAGTGGGAGCCGGAGGCCAGCCCCATCGCCAAGATCGGCTGGGCGATGACCCAAGCGGGTCACCTCAAGGCCGTCTCGGTAGGATTCATCCCCACCAAGGAAGTCAACCGCTGGGAGAATGGAGGAGTCGACCTTGCCCGCGAGGCCACCCTTCTCGGGCTCGATGCCGCGACGGCAGCACGCGTCTCCTGCATCTATGTGGAGCAGGAGCAGATCGAGCTCTCGGCCTGCATCATCGGTGCCAATCCCTCCGCCCTGGCACGCTCCTTCAAGGAGGGAGTCCTGAGCGACGCCGACATCGACCTGCTCAGTGAGCGGGCCATGAAGATTTCCGCAGACACAGAAGCAACCGCCCGGATGGCAGAGGAAGACGCTGCCGCCATCCGGAAACAGGAACAGCGTCAGCAAGCCGAGTGGCTACGGAAATTCGAGACCGCAGTCGGTCAACTCTAAACCTCAGTAACCCAAACGTCAGTTCTAAATCCCAAACCCAAACAACAAGCAAAATGAAAACATTCCGTAAATTCTTCGGGCTCATGCCCGTCACCCTCCTCTGCCTCAAAGCCGACGATCATGGCTCCGGCGGCACCGCCGACTTCCAGACCAAGGTTCTCGCAGGTGTCGAGAAGCTCCAGGCCGATTCCAAGTCCCTCGCCGAGAAGGTCGAGGCTCTTGAGAAGAGCGGTGGCGACATCACCACCCTCAAGGCCGAGATCGACAAGCTCGCTGAGGAAACCCGCAAGCTCCGCAAGTCTCAGCTCGCAAGCTCCAGCAAGGCTGCTTCCCGCAATGGTGAAGTGACCGAGGAGTGCGCTCGTCACCTCGGCGGTCTCGCCATCGTTGCAGGACTCAAGGGTGGCCAGCTAACTGGCGACCGCTACGAAGGCATCGTCAAGGATGTCCTCGGCATGGAGGCCAAGGCAGCGCTCACCACAAACGACATCCCGCTTCCGGTCGGCTACAGCGGTCAGGTGATCGAGCTGGTTAGTGCATTCGGCGCGGCGCGCCGTTACGGCACCGTCATGCCAATGGGCAATGGCACCATGAAGCTGCCCAAGCTCACGACCGATACCGAATTCGGTCTCATCGCCCAGAGTGGACAGATCCCGGAGAAGAGCCCTGCCGCTGGCTGGGTCACCTTCAACCCCGAGAAGTTCGGCGGACTGGTCCGACTCCCTTCCGAGATCGAAGAGGACTCCATCATCGCGATCGGACAGTTCGTGGCGCGCTATGCCGCCCGCCAGCTCGCCAAGGTCGAGGATCGTAACTTCTTCATCGGCACCGGTGCTGGTGTCGGAAGCAATGGCAGCGTGAAGGGCATCGCTCTCTCCGTCATCGACAACGCGAAGGTGGTCGTCCAGGCAACTGGGAAGACGAAGACCAGCGATCTGACGCTTGCCAATGCCAGCGCTATCCGCTCGTTGGTCGAGGATTCCGCCATCCTCGCTGGAGCCTACTACGCCCACCCCACGATGGAGCAGGCCTTCAGCCGTCTGAACACGGCGGGA